ATGCGAAGTATATTCAGGGTGAAATTGAGAATTGCAGTGACTGTAGGAAGCCTAACTAAAGAAAGTCTGGGTACATGGCATCTCCGTTGGCCCCTTATATCAATGGAAGATTGCTTGTTCCTGGGCAGGGGACTGTAAGTCTTAGTAGTGGGCGTTGGGTGCGGGCTGCATCTGACAGTTATTTAGTGAAATTATTTGTAAAAAGAACGCAGTACAGTGGTGTGAGCAGCGGATCAAAGCGAATTCCGTTGGAATCGCAGCTTGACGGGGAGATGATGCCCGGTGCTGGTGGTGATCAGTTCTACTACAGGGGTTATGCATTGGAGTATTCGGCCGTCAGCAGCAGTTGGGACCTTGAGACCAGTGATGAATCGGCCCTGACTTTTAGTGAGGTGACGACACAATTCGACTGGATGGAGCCTGGTATTGAGTGTAAGTTCAGGCTGGGGCAAGATCCAATCATGCATACTGCAAGAATTCAACGTTCTAGTGGTGTTTTTGGCGGCCAGGGCATCGATTCAATTATTTATGAGCAAATTTCAGGCGTTGAGATACAGATTACTGGAGGCGAGGTGCAGAACTGATGACAAGAACAAGAATTCATCAATCAATAAACTTTCCAAAAGTCAAATTAGTAAATAAATCACCGCAAGCAAGAGCCAAGGCGAAGGGAGGAATATCTAAAGGGATGATGAATTCCAGGGCTGTCATTAAGACAAGCCTGTCAGAGGCCTTGCAGAGGTCGTTGAGGACATCTGTTTGGGCGTGGCCACGTAGTACTGTTCGGCAAAGTGGTGGGACGGCTGGCTCACCGCGTGACATTTTTGACACTGGAAAGCTGAGCAGAAGCCAAAAAGTAGTCACTAACTATTCTGGTGGAACTTTGATGGTCAACATCAGCTATTCAACTCCTTACGCTAGTCTTGTCCACTATGGAGGTGCACATAGACCGTATGGTGACGAGAGCAGACCCTTGCAGCTTTTGCCTGCTAGGCCATGGATTTACGCGACCGTAACAGGTACCTACGGTATTGAAAAATACGACATGAGGAGTCATCTGGAGTCTGCTATTAAAAACGAATGGCTTATGCGATTCAATCCATATTGATTATTAGGTAACATACTGCAGTCTTTTTCAATAGATATGGCCAGAGCCAAAAAAGGTTTGCTGCCATTTGTAGTGCAGCCTAAAATTGATAAATATATAGATATTGTTGGTACCGAAACGGCCGGCAAAATTGAGATTGAGCGACGTGGATATCTTTCGGTATCTGAAAAAGCAATTGTCCAGGGGTCAGTAGGAAGTGATCCTGCTATGGCTGAAATCTATACCTTAAGCAGTGTGGTCGCACGAGCAAAGAAGAAGAAACCGACGCAAGTGCTTAAAGATATGATGCAAGCGGACCGACCAGCGTATTTAGCTGAATACGATGGAGAAATTTCGCAAAAACTTTTGGCACTAGTTGCATACCAAGAAAAAGTTGCAATCATTCAGGCTACTGCTTTGCTCATGGGTCGAATTGACCCTGAATGGACTGTCGAAAAAACGCTTGAGCTGCATCCAGAGTTGATTGAAGAGCTGTCCAAGTTTTATGTTGAGGAGGAAACAAAAAGCAACAAACGCATAATTGAATCAGCTGAAAAACAGGATGGAAATGGAGTAGCTGAGGGAAAGTCGTAAGCCAGGAAGAGGGTATTGATTTTGAGGAATACTACTGGGTCCTGAAGGCAGGCTTTCCTGGCGATAAAGAATTTTGCCTAGAAAATTACTGGCAGTTACCGTTTGAATACGTACTACAAGCAGTCAGTAGACTTGCTGAACAAAAGTTCAGAGACTTGCATAATGCTGAGCGACCAACAGCTTTGTTGACGTCTATTTTTGTTAATAGCAAGAGAGACAGGAAAAAACAGCCAAAGCCTGTTGAATATATGGATTTCTGCTTTTACAGGCAAGCGGACAAAACGCAAAGTGCAAGTGGGCAAAATGGTGCTGCGATGCTTGAACTAATCAAACAAAGAAAAAATCCATCCTGGTCACTGTTTTGCTTTAAAGCAATCACTTCAAATGCCGACAAAGTCTTTACGGGATCAGTTGTTGCTCTCATTGGGGAAGATGCAATGCTTTTGAATCCAGTAAAAACCGGAAAATCTTACACCGGCCTTTTGATTGCCTTAGAATCTGCTTCTGATAAAGTACAAAAGTTTACCTCCCCATGCGGCATAGAAGTGAATATGCGTGTACCACATGTACAAACAAAGGTTATAGCACAGGAAGGCGAACGCTTGATGATTATTTAGCATCTGTACCTGTAGGCCATTGTCCTATCAGTTGATTTGCATAGTCATCAACAATCTTTGAGTCTTCCTCGTCGTATTGACTGAAGTGACTCAAGCCACCACTAAGCCATTGCCTGATGCGCCATTCTTTCTCTGGTGCGTAGAACGGTTGCTCTCTGAACCAGCTTAACCACTCTCTTGAAGATTTTGCTTGGTTGCAGCATGAGCAGGCTGGGATGCAATTACTTGTTCGATCTTCTCCTCCGGCACTACGTGGTTTGACGTGATCAATGGTCAGTGATTCATCTACGATTGGTGTGGCTCCACAGTATGCACATCGATTGTTCCAGGCATCTTTAATTGATTGCCGCCATTGTTGGCGTGCTTCGCGTCTTGTTAAAGCAGTCATGTTATACAAATAATCTGATATACGCTCGTAGACGGGAGCGAAGTCCTGCGACGAATGCATTGAAATCAGATTATTGTAAGAATTAACAAACGGGTGATATATTCATTCATTGGCCTCATGTGTGCCTCCGTGTTGTTATTCTTGCCTTAAGTTTACCGTAGCGGAATACTAAAACGACAGATTTCTTAGGTAGATGGCGCAATCTTTCCCTACAACTGCTGAAGTAATTTACAACACATTGTCGGGGGATAGTACTTTTACTGCGCTGCTTGGTACGTATAAATTTAAAGGTAATACATCCAGCCTTGCTGCTATTTCTATACTGAGCCCTGGTCAAGATTTACCTGGACTTAAAAATGTAGACGGTATTGAGTGTATTATTCAGGATACGGGCGATATTACAAGAAACGAATATCTAAGTGGTGATGATGCAAGACTTAGTGTCGTCTGGAGTGTATTTTTAGTGGCTTGGGGTAACACTACGGGCGCACAGCTGCAGGTTGCTGCTGAGAAAGCATGTAGTCATTTTCTTGGATCTCAATCAGTACAAACAGTGGCTACAAGTGATGGACTTGGATCAACAGTACAAACCAAGGTATTGATTAACTCTGACATGCCAATCATCAGTTAACTGTTACGGCATACTATTTGATTTGATTGGAAGTATAGGGTAACGGGCCGATGTGTCCGAGTACCTTCGCACGGGCCTCGCCCGATACTCTGAATGGCAAATTTCTCTGCCGCCTTCGGCTATGATTTTTTCATTATGCCGTTGACGTCGGCCAACGTTGACGTGTCTACTGTGACTGGCACGGCTTCAACCTTCCTGTCCACAACTGCTCCTTATGCAACTAGTTCAACTGTTGCTTATGCCAGTGGTATTTTTACTGTTGGTGGCAATGCCTTTGCTATGGACGGCACCGTTGATGGCAACTCTACTGGAGATGCTCCAGTCAAGTTGATCGGTTTGACTGCTGCTTCTCTGGAAACTGAGACTGGCACGGAAGAGGTGTATACCTATGACGACGATGCAAGTGGTTTCAGTCAGTCTGTTGCAACCACCAAAGGATTCTCAATCACTCTTTCCGGTGTGGCTGATTATTCTGATGCTGGTTACAAGATTCTGCGTCTGACCGAGCAAAACACTGTTGCAGACGATCTGCGAGTGAAGTTCTTGCGGACTGGTCCGACCGGCACGACCGAAGCCATCTTTGGATACGGCACTTTGACCGGATTCACTGAAAGCAATGAGGTCACCAGCGTTGTGTCCTGGGAGTGTACTCTCACTGGATATGGTCCTTACGCCCTGAATCTTGAAAGCTGATTAACGACTAAAACTGAATAAATAGAGGCCCTCCGGGGCCTTTTTTCATGGAAGACTAAAACAGCTTGATGGCGTTACAGTGGCCGAAAACCTACAGTTTAATCTGGAAGTTGATAATTCCAAGGCCATTCAAAGTATCGATGAGTTCTTCAATAAGTTCCAGAATGGAGCAAAGGAAGCGCGTGCACAGTTAGATCAAAGTCTTGGTACTAAAGGTAAGATTGAAGTTGTTGTAGATGTAAAGAACAAAAAAGCTGCAGATGATGTCAAAAAAATTAATGATGAGGCAAAAAAAGTAAAAGAAAATATGGCTCTGGCCAATTCGGAACTAGGTAAAACTGCAGCACAAGTAAAAAAACAGATTTCAGCGCTAAGATCACTTCGAGATAACACTGAAAAATATGTAGGTTCGACGGGAAAGGTCAACGCAAAATGGAAAGAACATAATTCAAAATTACAAATAGCAAAAAGCCAACTTGCAAAACTGAATTACGAGGGTCCATTTAATACACTAAAAAATGCTATTGGCGGCGTTATTGGTAAGTTTACGCTTGTCCAAACGCTTGCAAACCTTTTTACTGCTGCAATACAACAAATCGGCCAAGCAATTGGTGCGATGGTCTCAAATGCAATCGAGATGGAGGTTCTCGACCTGCAGCTGAAGGCATTTACTGGTAGCGCAGCTGGAGCCGCACAAGCATTTGCAGCGTTTGGTCAAACAGCAGCCGCCACACCCTTTGACCTTAAACAGGTCGTGCAAGCCGGTAAGACCATGATGGCCTTCGGTATGAGCACTGCGGATAGCACAGAAATGACAGATAGATTAGCAATTGCCGCTGCGGCTACTGGCGGAGAACTTAATAACCTTGGCAGAAACCTTGGTCAAATTCAAGCACAGGGTCGTGCTTACACCAGAGACTTAACGCAATTTGCGATGCAAGGCATCCCGATCTGGGCTGAGCTATCTACAGTTACGGGAAAAAGTGTAGTAGAACTAAAAGCAATGGCCAAGGATGGCAAAATTGGCTTTGATGAAGTTTCACAAGCTATCAGGAATATGACAGATGAAGGCTCTGCCTTCCAGAGAATCGCAGAAGAAATGGGAGATACGATCGCGGGTAAAATGGCGAGAATTCAGCAAGCAAATGATAAAGCAGCCTTGTCGTTTGCAAAAGCTGTACAAAATATTGAAAAAGCAATTCCTATCATTAAAACTACATTAGATCAGATAGAAAATTTAATTAATTTCTTGGCAA